TCGGTGGCGATTCCCGCCAGGACGCCGCGCAGCCCCTCGCCGTGCAGGATGGCGTTTTCAAATCCCCGCCCCACCGTCACCGCAAATTGTTGCGCAGCATCCGAAGCCTCCTTCGTGACCTCTTTGACCTCGCCGATTTCTTTGTGGAAACCCTTCGCTTCCGCATTGGCGTAATCAATGTTCGCCGCGGCGCTTTCCCAGACCTGGCGCTGTGCGGAATCGAAGTCGCGGTTGGCCTGAGCAACCAGGTCGGTGATGTTCTTCACCGTCTCCAGCTCGCCGATGGTATCGAACAGTGCCCGGGTAAAGACTTTTTGCTCCGCCGTCGCGCCGTGGAGCTCGAGTGTCCGCAGGGCGATGGCCTGCTTCGAAAGCCCGAACGTCGCCGCCTCTTCAATCAAGCCCTCAATCAGCGACTGGATGGCCTTGGCGTGCTCATCGGTTTTCTGCTTGGCTTTGTCCTGGGAGTCGGCGGCTCCACCACTGCCGCTGAGATTGGTGTTGAGCTCATCTACTACCTTACTTGCCCCACGAAGCCGGAGGGTGGTCTCGGAAAGCTGGGCATTCCACAACTCTTCGGTTTTGGCAGCCTCATTGGCCGCGTCCGCCGCCATTTGGAGGAACGCTCGCGCCTCATCGCCCTTGAAGGGCCGCAGGGCATCCACTAGACCCATCGCCGCAAACGCCGCGGATTCCAGCCTCAGCCTCCATTCCTTCAATTCCAGGTTGAGCAGCGCGAGTCTGATGCTCCAATCGGTGACATAGACAGGTATCGCTCTAACAGCTTTCGCGAGAAGCCCCACATCGCGAGAGTTGGAATCGACTTCCTCGCGCACCTGCTTCAGCCACGTGATGAGTTTCTGGCCCCCGATGGCGAGGCCGCGAAAGGCCGGCAGAAGGTCCATGCCCAGCTCAATCGACAACTGCTCCATCTGCGCGCGCATCACTCGCAGGGCGTTGGTCGGGCTGTCAATAGTCCTGGCCAGGTCACCCTGAGCGGCGGAGGTCTGATTCATAATCGCGAGATAGCGCGCCTGGACCTTCTGGACTTCTGTTAGCTGGGCGCCTTGCTTGGCGATCCCCGCGCTATAGGCGGTCTGCTTGGTGATCGCCTCGTTGACGAGGATGCCAAGCCTCTTCAAGGGCTCGACTTCCCCGGTAATTCCAGATTGCAGCTTTAGAAATGCTTCCTCGGGCCGTAAATTGAAGAAGCTCGCCATGTCCTGCGCGAGCTGCGTCAACCCTTTCGACATCTCAAAGGCTTGTTCTTCGGCAACCCCGAGTGATTTTGTCATCACATCGAAGGTTCCCACCATCTTGCGAACTTCAAAGGCGTTGAGTCCAAGCGATGCCGACAGATCCTCAGACCAAGCCCTCGCCGCCTTGGCCATGCGGCCCATAGAGACTTCAAAAAGATTCTCAGACTCTACGGCGTCCATCGCCATTTTGACGCTTGCAATGCCGATGGCTCCAAGTGCTGCACCGGCAGCAAGGGCGGCCACGCCAATAAGTTTTAGGGCTTGGGAGATTTTTTTGGAGGCAGAATGGGAGAGGCCCGTGGCTTTCTCGAAATCTTTGGCGAGGGCTGCGGTGTTCGCCTTGAGGTTGATAATGAGTTCTGCGATTTTCGCCATGATAAAGAAGATGGTGAATAGTGAATTGTGAATTGTGAATTATGAATTGTGAACCGGAGGCTTTCCGCTTTCACCATTCAACATTCAACATTCACTATTTATTTTCTTTTCCGCCGAGGGCGGCGTGTATCGCTTTCACGCGCTCCGCCATCTCTTCCAGGGCCAGCTTGCGCGGGCGTTTGGACTCGCCCTCGGAGGGCATGAAGTCTTCAATCTTGAAAGGTTCAGGATGTTTCTTCCGGTCGCGATAGATTTCCGCAAACGTCCGGGCCACTATCGCCGCCCGCCAGTATTCGCGGCGCTCGCGCTGCCACCAGCGCTCGAAAAGCGCCTGGAAGCGTTCCGGCTGGAGCTCCCGCGCCTCCTGCTCGGAAAGGCCAAAGTCGAAACGGCAGAAGGCCCAGGCCGCTAATTCTTGGGCGCGAAAAAATCATCAAGCGCCTTGTTGAGAGCCTTGGAAATCTTTGGCAGGCTATCCCGGCTGATCATTTCACCCGCCGCCTCGAGCGTCAGGTCGTTGTCCTCACGCCGCAGGCCGGCCCAAAGCAGCGCCCGGATCTCCCGAATGCCCAGCTTACCCAGGCCGATGCGGGGAAGGATCGGCTCGCCAATCGCGCCCTCCGCATCCGCTAGGACGTTGGCATCCATCTGCAGTTTCCGTTCACGGTCGAGCTTGATGGTAATTTCCGGCATTGAACCTCCAAATGAAAAGGGGCACGGCATTCCGCGCCCCTGTTTGCCAATCATCCGCCTGCTTCTTATGGCGTGAACACGGCCATCCCGGTAGACACCTTGAGAGTCGCCGAGAACGCCAGCGCCTCATCAAACTTGGCGGTGAAGTCCAGCGCCGTCACAAGGCAGGTTGCGACGATTGTCGCCGTAGGCGTTGTGCCAAGGACCACCGTCCAACTGGCCGGCGTCTTGGCCTGATGGTCGGTGATCAGGGTTGCCTGGGCGCCGGTATTCAGGAAATTCCCCTCACAGGAAAACTCGCCAGTCCTGAGTATGCCGGCAATCACTTCTTCGGCGCCGCTGGGACTCTGATGGTTGGTAATATCAATCGTATCCAGACGCATCCCGCCGACCGTGATGGACTTCAATTCAGCCACTTCACTCGCGCCTTTCTTCAAAATCGATCCAAATGCAGCCTTTACAGCGCTTGCCATGTTGACCTCCATGAACCTTTTCTATCCAAGATTGGGTAGCCCGGTTGCCTTGATCGCCCCGGAAAAGCCCAGCTTCTCGTCGTACTTTGCGCTATACTCAAGCGAGCCGAAGAATCCGCTAAAGGTCCGTATGACCGGGGTTGCCAGGGGAACGTAAATCTCATAACTTCGCAGGGTTTTTGCCTGATGGTCGGTTTTCGCCTGCTTCTGCGAAACGTCGTTTACGAAATTCCCCTCCAGCGTCACTTCTCCACCCACCAGAACGCCGGCGATAACTTCTTCCGCCCCGCTAGGACTTTGGTGATTGGTGACATCAATCATGTTTAGCCGTCCGCCCGGGCCCCCGATATTCTGCAATTCGGCGATGGGCAGGAGCACGGTAACTACGTTGATGGTGCAGTTGCTTCCTCCGCCGCCCGTCGTCGCCAGGCCGGCTGCCACGGAATAGCCCGTCCCTGGCGTAGTGCGGGAGACGGTAAGAACCTCGCCGCTGCCGCCGATGGTAAGCACGGTCACCGTGCCGTCGCTGTTGCCGCCAACCAGGGTCAAGACGTTGCTCACCGCGTAGCCGGTCCCAGCCGCATTGACGGAAACCGTGTCAAGCCCGCCCGGGCCAAGGGTAACTACGTCGATGGTGCAGTTGGTCCCGCCGCCGCCTGTGGTCGTCAATCCGGCGGCGACGGAATATCCCGTACCCGGCGCGGTCCGAGATACGGTCAACACTTCGCCGCTGCCGCCGACGGTGAGCACGGTCACGGTGCCGTCGCTGTTGCCGCCAACCAGCGTCAAGACGTTGTTCACCGCATAGCCGCTTCCGGCCGCATTGACGGAAACCGTGTCAAGCCCGCCCGTGCCGGCGATCAGGCCAAGAATTCTCAAGATTGTTGCCAGCGCGCTTTTTGCTGCTGAAGCCATTTCATCCTCCTAGCCACAGAGGCACAGAGACACAGAGGACGAGAGGGTGTGGTCAACTGCCACGATTACTGAACATCGCTTTAGTCTCTTCTCGCCCCGACTCATCGTGTGTCCCTGCTTGCTTTCTCTCTTGTTTGGGTTATTGGTCAGGCTCTGTGCCTTTGTGTCTCCGTGGCTAAACCGTTTCTTCCGCCCAGATTTCGAAATCCAAATCCGAAACATAGATCCCCGGGTCGGACTGGTAATTGTCGCCATCATTCTCCATGAAGACGGCCTGTACGACCGTTTCGACACCCATGGTTCCCACAAAGCCATTGAGTCGCAGGCGCACTTTATTTGCCAGGTCGCGGGCTTCAATACTCGTCGTGGCGTGGCAAGAAATGCAGATTGTGGGCTGTTGAATACCGTCGGGGCCATCATGCGTCGCGCCGCGCTCTGTCGAGATCCGCTCATAAGTCAACGCCGGCAGGGTGGGATTCTGCGGAAGATTCACCGGATACATCCGGTCCTCGACCGCTTCGAGGATCCCCGGATCCGCAAGAACGAAGGTTCGAAAATCGGATTCAAAGCTCATTAGAAGTTTTCAGTAGTAGGGGCATGGCGCGC